GTATCAAGGTCTGAATCTAAAAAGTAATGCCACATCAAATATGTATCGCAGAAAGGAAACTGAGAATCTCTTTGTCCATCCATCCACTCTACTACTTCATGGGATAAATTTATTATACTTTGAGGTGTTACCATACTTGTGATTCTCCTTCAGTTGATTGAAATTGTTTGGTAAAGTTCGTTATGTGACAACATAACTTTGATTTATTCTTGTTTTGACTGATTATCAATTCCATTTAATTCTTCTAGTTTAATAATTCTATCTTCTAATTCTTCTAACCACTCTTCATTTTCTTCGAATCGGTCTTGTGCTGGTTCATTTTTATCAAACCAATCTGCGTGTTTTTGCATCTCATTTTTCCACATGAGCATTTGAAATATGTGCTTAAACATTCTTGATAAATGTCTCCACTTCATTGAAAGCATCTAAGTACTTTCCTTTTACTCCTAGTGTCAATACTAATCTAGGAGTGTCTCCCATATTTCTATCGCTCTTCCAACTGTCTACTCCATTTAATTCTCCTATTAAACAAGTCCAGTCTTTTGTATGAGTAGGAATATGCCTATCTTCTATTTTTATTCTTTTACCATTATGTATAAAGTTTGTAAAGCCTGTTCCACTATTGTGTATAAAACTTATAAATTTATGAGGTTTGTCTCCTCCATTGTGCCAACCTGTCCACCCTGTTGCAGGTGGTTGAAATATCATACTATCCCAGTACCAGTGAGGGCAATTAGTTAATTTTTTTATAGCACCCAATAGAGCTAATGTTCTGTCTCTAAAGTCTTTTGTTACAGCTCTACCACTATAATCAATACTATTACTTACTTCAGGATGTCCACTAAAGTTTGGATTATCCATATAGTTTCTTAAAGTTGCTGCATCTGTTTTTGGAAGTGGGTGATGTTTCCACTTGTGTGGCATCTTATACATATCCTGTGCAATTAAGTCTAATCGTGATATTATTTGATGATTTTTAATCGGTATCGCTTTCATTTGTTGTCACTTCTCTATAGTATATTACTACTTCTTTGAGTTCACGAATATATCGTTTTAACTCTTGTGTGTTGTATGCCATCAGTTCATAATCTGGTACACTCATAGCAAAGAACACTACTTGTCCTTGGTCTTTTTCTACTCTTGCTAAAAATTCTTCCAAGTTCTTTTCACTCACCACATACCAATATGGTTCTTTTAAATCTATCTCTCTTGGGAGAACTGGTTGTGCTATCTGCCGTTCTATCGGCTTTGCACTAACCTCTAATGTCTTTGTTGGTAACAGGCTGCACGATGATACCATCATCAGCAGCGTCAATGTCACGACTGTCTTGTTCAATTCCATCAAATACCTCTTTGGTTGCTTTATTTGCTCTAGTCTCAATTAGACCAGGCTTTGCTGCGGCTAGTTTAGTTAAGTTATGCCTTTTAAATATATCTAAATAACGATTCATTTCTAATTCTATTTCGTTATTTTTACTTTGTAAACTGGTTAATGCTTGTGTTTGTTTTGCAAAATCGTTTTGCAAGGATGAGATTGCTTCTTCTTGCATTTGTACTGCACCCTCTAATTTTATATTGTTTGCTTTTAATGTTTGATTTTCATTGTATAGGTAATAACTTCCTAGACCTAATACTAAAATGATTGCTATAAAAAATTGATTCATAGTTCCTCTATTTTGTAGTTCAATCCTTCTGCTCCTCGAATCTCTACTACCTCTTTGGTTTCAGTTTGAAACTTCAAGTATTTATCTTGTTTATTGAAAAACTTGCGAACTATATAAGTTGCATCATCACCGTCTCCGTATGTGCTGTTATAACTAACAGTTAACTTATATCTTGTCGAGAAATAACTCTGTATTTTTAACCAGAGTTCTTTCACTTCCAATCCTTTCCTTCGAATAAGTTCGCCTCTGCTTCTCTACGGCGAATAAGTCCTTCAAGAACTTTACCCCCAGCTTTATTCCATCTTTTGATTTGAGCAGGAACGCCCTCGAAATCACCTGCATTTACTACTTTTAACATAGTTGAAGCATTTAAGTTTCCATTACCTAAATTGAATGTCCAACTGACTAGAGCGTCAAATTGGTCTTGATTTAGTTCTACTGTGACTGCTGCTTTTACATAGTCTTCGTACTCTACTATTTCTTCTAGTAGTAATTTATCTGCTTCTTCTTGAGTAATTACTTTACCTTCTTCTGCAGTTTTAATATGACCATATCCAATAGTCCATACTCCTGCTGCGCATTTATATGCTTCTAATTCACACCCTTCAAAGTGTTTAATTAGTTCTAATCCTTTTTCTGATATGTTCATTATTTCTCCATAGTCGGGGGAGCTTTGCACTCCCCCTCTCGTTGACAGTCTATATGAGATAGGATAAGTTTAATCCTACTATGCTGACTCCAAAACTCATTAAACAGATTTGGCTTACAGCTTCACAGAACTCTCCGTTCTCACATATTGTATCACGAACTTTTAAAGCGATTGCTTTCATTTTAATTTATCTCCAAGATTTTCCTCTTAGAATCTGGAGTTCGTGATAAGTTGATTGTCAGTAATCCGTCTTGTAGACTTACTTTATCTACTAATAGGTCGGCGTTCAGAATAAATCTTCGTTCAAAAGATTTTAGACTAAGACCTTGATGAACAAAAGATTCATCATTCCCTAGTTTGTGTTCTTTTTTACCCTTGATGTGAAGTTCTTTGTTATCAAAAACAATCTCCAACTCATCTTTCTTCCAACCGGGCACTGCGATTTCTATACGATAATCGTTTGTCCCTGCTATTAAGTTATATCTAGGATAGCTACTTTCCGTATAGGACGGAAGGTCAGGCATATCCAATCCAAGCCAAAATTTACTTAAATCTATACTCATTTTTTATCTCCATAATTCCTTTTCAGTAAATATTCACACCTCCTTGCGGTAGATGCACCAATGCGCAAGTGAAACCTATCACTTACAAAATAATTATATCAAAATTTTAACCTGTTGTCAAGAATTATTTTTCAGTATCATCGAAATGCAGTATTCCTTCCTTCTCCAGATAGTCTACTGTGCTTTGTATTCCAATTTGCTTACCGATTGTGTATGCAATGCCTATGCACATAATTAAAAAAATTATTTCACTTATTTCATTCATAGATATATTATAGCAACTTTATAAGCTAAAGTCAAGGTAAATTTATACCATACCTAAAAATAATACTTGACACGAAAATATAAATCTAGTATAATATCTGTATGAAATATAAAAAAGCAATAGAATATTTACACAAAGCATTTGCAGAACTTCCTGAAGGAGTCGAACTTACAAAGGGAGGCATTGGAGAAGTTGCACTCGCAAATCATCTCGGTCATACACTCGTAGATGGAGATAAAAACGCTGATGCATTTGATGCAGAAGGACTAGAATTTGAATACAAAGTATCTCATACTGACCAATTTAACTTTAACTTTGGCACAAGACAAATGCAAAACGGCATGAGTTGGGAAGATAAGATTACTACAAAAGTATCTAAATGGGAAGGAGCATACTGCGCTCGAGTTATTGGTGTGACAGTCGAAGAAGTCGCATATGTTGATAGTACAACATTGCTCAATTACTTACTTGAACACTTTCGAAACACGAAAGGGCAACTGCTAGTGAAGAACTTTTCAATGAAAGCGTTCAAGGCACTTAAAAATAGTTCTTGACATTTAGTTAAAAAACGAGTATAATATGACTATGAATAAATGGACAACAGAGGAATTGGATTATCTTAAAAGGCACTATAACAATATGCCGATAGAAGAACTCGCTAGAAATCTAGGGAGAAGTGAAGATTCCATTGTTTCAAAAGTCTACTATCTAAGAAAGCGTGGATGGACATTTCGCAGGAGAGCAGATGCCGAGTGTTAATCTAAAAGGCATGAGCTTCGAGAAAGGACTGAGAATTTTCCGAAAAAAATGCCTCAAAGCAGAAATTAAAGAGCGTTGCAGAGAGAAAGAGTACTATGAAAAACCCAATGCTAAAAGAAATGCATCGAATAACTATAGGAAGCGTTCACGAGAGTTAGACAAACAAAAGGCATTAGAACTCGCTACACGAAAGAAAATCTCAATGAGGCACAGACCTTAGAGAAAATTTCCCATAAAATATCACTAAATTGTACAATTCTAATTCATACCAAAAAATATTTTTTCGATATTTAACCCCGAAACAACCCACAAAATCATACTCCTGAGAAAAACAGTTCTTGCTTTCTGTTGAAAAGTATGATAAAATAAATACATAATTTGATTATATAGTCAATACAAACTACCGATTACACTCGTTAGTCCTAACTGATGAATGACGCTGGAACGAAGCGAAAGCGAGAGTGACAGCGGAACATCAAATCTGGGACAATGACAGAGTGTTAATTGTATAAACAAATCAACAAGATACAACCAAGTATCAACTAAACTCAACTCATGAGTTTATTATAATCCACAATAACCACTAATTACTATAAAACCATTCGAAGACAACACGACTTGTGCCAACCGCAAATTATCTGAGCAATAAAAAACCCACTACAAGAGTGGGCTTTCGTTAACTTTCGTAAGTTCTTCCTTTAGACACGGAATTAAAACCAACCTTCTTTAGTTCTAGGTAGACCTTCAGGCTGTACCATTCTTAGACGGGTCACAGGTAGTGTTGCTCTATGACCATCTCCGAACTTCACTCGTGCTTGATATCCCCGCGGGGACTCTAGTAGCTCAATTACTTCAGCATACTTACCATGTTTTTCTGTTAGTGCGTCATTTACCTTTGCTATTCTCATATGTTCTCCTTTAGTGCTTTGAGTGCCGATTTGGGTGCTTTTTCTAACCCCGCTAGGGCTGTGTTGTCTATTTGTAGTCTTTCTGCTAGTTCTTCTACTAGTTCTAATTTAGTGACAGGTTTTTCTCCTGTTTTAGTAGTATATTCAGACTTTTTATATACTCCTTCTCTCGACAGTTTTCCTATTATAGATTTCACACTCTTATCTAGTTCTATTGCTAGATTTTGTACTGTTTCTCTACTAGGATTAAGTCTATATTGGTTTATTATGTACTCTACTTGGTCTTGTGTATAGTTTATAGCCACTTTGTTTTATCCTCCCATTCTCTTACTTTGATTTCAACCTGAGTCACACTAGTACCCCATTCCTCTGCTGCTACTCTTATCGCTTCTTCAGTTCCATACTGTTGTTCCCAAGCAAAAAATTCTAGTTCTTTATCACTCATGAGTTTTTCCTCTCATAAGCATCCATTACTTCTTCTATAGGCATTTGGTTTTGCACTATTGTTATTCTATTACCACTTAGTTTATGTACTGCACCATTATTATAGTATACAAACATTCCCATTCCAAATCCTAAGTCTCCAACTCCACCTTTACAAGCATAGTATTGTGATATTTTATTACCCCACTCCTCTGCCTCTAGATAGAGTCTTCGTTTTTCTACTAAGTCATCATATTGAGTCATTTAGTTCTCCTGTTTCAAAGTAGTTATAAACCACTTCATCTATCCACTCTTGTGGACATATTCCAGTGTCTTTATATTCTTCAAACCACTGAAAGTCATCATCACCACAATCGCAATCGAACTTATTCTCTACCATTGCTGTTAGTTCATTTCCATCAATGTAGTCTTCACTAGTTGAACAGTCCCATTCTCCATCACTAAAGTATGTTTCAAACTCGTCTCTACCTATGAAGTTTCTAAACTCATCTTCATAAGTCATAGTTGCAGTTAACACAGTATTAAACTTAGCACTTGCATAGGTAAGCATATTCTCTACCATTGCTGTAGGCATAGACCATGCACTGTGTCCAGTAATCATTCCACCTTCCCAGTCCTCAATGTTTACCCATTTAGCACCACAGTTA